TTACATATTTAGCTAACGATAAATATCATTATGCCACGATTATCCTTATACAAACCAGAAAAAGGCAACGACTATAAATTCATAGATCGTCAAGCTAGTGAAATGTTCCAAGCAGGTGGAACTGATGTGTATTTGCACAAATACATAGGTGTAAATACGCCTTTAGAAAATGCTACCGCGGATCAACCTCATTATGCTAATACAGCCGTAACGAATATACAAGATTTACTATTTTTAGAAAATCGAGATGGTACTTATGATACTCAAGTTTATAGAATTCGAGGGTTATATAATGTACAAAACATTGATTTTAATTTAAGTCAATTCGGATTGTTTATCGATAACGACACATTATACATGACTGTACATATTAATGATTTTATAAAATACATAGGACGTAAACCAATTAGTGGTGATGTAGTAGAACTACCTCATTTGCGTGATGATTTTGCACTCAATGATTTTGATTTTAGTTTACCAAGATATTATGTTATAGAAGATGTAGGTCGTGCTAGCGAAGGTTTCAGTGTTACGTGGTTCCCGCATTTATATAGATTAAAACTTAAACGTGTAACTGATAATCAGAAATTTGCATCCTTGTTTAATGAACAAGCCAAAGATGCTAATGGAGATCCTGTACCAAATACAACATTGCGCGACCTATTGAGTACTTATAATCAGGAATTATCGATCAATGATCAAATAGTAGCACAAGCTGAAGCTGACGCTCCGGCAAGCGGATATGAAACTAGACAATTTTATACATTAGCTGTAGATCCTAATACTGGCAAACCGTTGCTTCAAACTGCCGATGAAACAGATGTTTTAGCCAGTAATGTTAGCAGTAAATTAACTTCTGCCGCAGTGAACGCTGTTCCACAACGTAGTGGATATACTGGTTATTTGTTGGGAGATGGATTCCCAGTCAACGGATATGAATTTGGTTTTGGAATACAATTTCCAGCAAACCCTCAAGCTGATGATTTCTTTTTACGTACAGATTTTTTACCTAACAGATTATTTAAATTTGATGGAAAAGCAAATGCATGGATTGCTATGGAAGATTCAGTACGTATGAATATGACTAACAACGACACACGCAGTACATTGAAGACTGGGTTTATTAATAATACTAACTGGACTTACAATGATCAAATTGCAAGCGATGTAGTTTCGTTGCATGTAAATTCATATGTTATTAATACAAAGATTCCTTACACAACTGCACCTTATGTTGTGTTTAAATCTGATATAACCATATTAGGATATTCATTAGCTGAATTTCCTAATTTATTTTCAAGTTACACTTATGTTAGTCCAGCAGGAATTACGTCAAATTGTCTTAGAGTTACCTTACCAGTAATGACTAGTAGTCAAGTAGCAGACGGTGGTATGGCAAGTCAACCTTATAATCCAACACCTGATACTATAGAGGATGGCGGCAATGCCGGAACAGCTATGCAAGGACAGATACTTGATGATTCTAGCGGCCAACAAGTTATACCATTTACTGGAACGTGGACTGTAATACTATACAATACACGCGAATCTGAAAGACAAAGTATTTCTAAAGCACTAAGACCTAAGGCGGATTTCTAATGCAATTTTTTTATGATGGACAAATAAGACGCTACATCACGCAAGTTGTTCGTGTGTTTAGTAACTTTGTGGTCAAATACGGAGATGGAACACTACACAGAATACCAGTAATGTATGGAGATCCTGATAGACAAGTAGCAAGTATCATTAGACAAAATAGCGAAAATAAAGTTAATAGTGTACCACGTATTGCTGTTTATATTACTAGTTTAGCTCTTGCTCGCGATAGAGTGAGCGATCAATCTTTTGTTGGAAAAGTACATATTAGAGAAAGAGGGATAGATCCTACCACCGGTATATATAATCATGATCAGGGGAAAAATTATACCATTGAGCGTTTAATGCCGACTCCTTTTGATCTAACATTTAAAGTGGATATTTGGAGTTCTAGTACAGAACAAAAATTACAAATCCTTGAACAAATTTTAGTATTGTTTAATCCAAGTTTGGAATTACAAACCACAGATAACTATATCGATTGGACAAGTTTAAGCGTATTAGATCTTACTGATATTAATTGGTCTAGTAGACAAGTACCGGTTGGTACTGATACGCCTAATGAAGTTGCAACATTAACATTAAAAACTCCAATCTGGATTAATCCTCCAGTTAAAGTTAAACATCTTGGTGTTATTACAAAAATTATTACTGGAATTAATGGTAATACTGCAACTAGTGGAACTTATATAGAAGGACTAGGTATTGATCCAATAGCAGAAACTACTAGTATGAGTGATTTTATTGATGTAGTTGTTACTACTATTAAAAATTATAAAATAGAAGTATATGCCAGTACTGTGATTTTATTAGAAGCAGGCGCAACGACTGATCCTAGAGAACCTACAATAGATCCGGCACCTGCTAAAGTCGGTGGATCTATCGATTGGGTCAATGTTTTTGATGTTTATCCCGGAAAATATATTGCAGGATCTAGTAGAATATATCTTACTCAACCAGATGGATCTCAAATAGTAGGATTTATTGCTGTAGACCCTGTAGATAGTAGTATACTTCGTGTTAATTGGAATCCAGATACACTAGTCTCTAATACAGGTATTGATAGTCAAGGACATTTAGATAATAATCCTAGTTACAATGCATCTAGTAGTTACAGGCCAAACAGTACTGGTACTATAGATGCTATTATCAATCCACAAACATATAATCCCTTAGATCCAACAAATCAAGGAACTGTAACAACTCCGTCTGTAGGCACAAGATTTTTATTAGTCGAAGATATTGGTAGCAGTCTAAATGGAACTGACGGTGCAGAAGCATGGGAAGGTACTACTAGCGGAGAACTAATAGCTAAAGCAAACGATATTATAGAATGGACTGGTAGTCAATGGAATGTAATTTTTAGTGCTAGCCAGTATCCAGATACCATGGTATGGCAAACGAATATATACACTGGAGTTCAGTATCTATGGAACGGGGTTTCGTGGAATAAGAGCTTTGACGGAATATATAAGATAGGCCAATGGAGAATAGAACTGTAACAGAATCAATTGTATGTAGCGGAGCATTGTTCTACGCTAAGTCTACACGACGATTCTTATTATTGCAAAAAGCTCACGGTAAACACGAAGGCACCTGGGGATTAGTAGGTGGGACAAATATTACTGGAGAAACTCCATGGCAGGGTTTACAACGCGAAATTAACGAAGAAATTGGCGATTGTCCTAAAATTATTAAAACAATTCCACTAGAAACATTTGTTAGTAACGACAAGATATTTAATTTCCATACATATTTGTGTGTAATTGATAAAGAATTTATACCTGAATTAAGCGATGAACATATCGCATGGGCATGGGCCACAATAGACAGAGCCCCTAAGCCTTTACACCAGGGGCTCCGCAACAGTTTTAGTTCAAAGACTATAAGAACTAAACTTCAAACAGTCTTTGATTTAGTTGACCTAATTTAAAACTTGTGACTATATTCAAATACATAAGCATTTGCTTGGTAACCTTTAGTTTCCCAATTTAAGAAACTACTGCTACCTGCATTAAATTCACGTACATAACGTAACTCGATTGTATCTTGTTTTGTTACTGCCCAGTTAGGGCCTAAACGTAATTTATTAATACTTGTACTTGTTCCATCAATAGCCGATTGACCGTCAACATCACGAACTACACGATACGCAGTTGTAAAACTCCACTCAGGTGTGAATGTATATTTTAATCCTGGTTCGTAGTAAGCCCAATTTTGATTGGTCGAATTTGACATAGTTCGACCAACTGCTCCCCGCATATAGCCACTAAAGCCATAACCGATATCAAAGTTTCTACGAATACGTAAACCGATTTGTGTATCAGTGTTGTTGCCTTTAGAACCATTATGCCATGCGTCGTCTTGGCCACCTTCGAATAACAATTCAATTTTATCTAATCCTAAAAAGCGATTATCTTTTGAAAAGTTAATACCAGGACTTAACTGGAATGATGTATTACTTACACCGTTACCGTTTGGTTTTGTGTATTCTAACTCGCTACCGATACTTCCGGTAGCACCGTCGAATACGCCGGCAAATGCTGTACTAGCAAATGCTAACGATAATACTAATAAAATCTTTTTCATATAATTCCTTAAAACAAGAATGTTGTTGTACCAACAAACAATAACATTAATGCAACCCATGTTAACAGGGCTCCATAATATGTTGTTAGTTTAGTTCCAAAATAACGATTACCAATCGCTACGCACTTGTGGCTTGGGCTTAATAGGTATGCGGCATATTCTATAGTAAAAAACCATAAGAAATATTCTACTCCGAACAGTTGAGCTTGTAATACAGCTAGCGCCGCAAACTTACTACTGCTACCTAATAATAAAATTACTCCAAAACTAACAATGCTGATTAATGCCATTCCGGTAAAGGTATGCGGATCTCCCGCAGAATCTTTAACGAACGCAAGTAACTCAGTACTGTGTGATTTAAAATAATTACCAACAATAATTACAACTGCGACTGTTAAAATAGTATCCCATTTAATGTAATTGAATAGTTTTGAAATGTTCCATTGTTGTGTAATGAATACATAATACAAAGCTAACGATCCAAAAATTGGAATAATGTAACTTTCGCCACCTGCCCATATATAGGCGGCAATCGCCGCAAACATAGGTAGCACGTTGCGTATTACTGTGCTTATTTTGAAATTACCGGGTGTAATTGCTACGTCTTCATCTTTAACTTGGTAATAAATGTACAAAGTCACAAATGCAAATGTTACAATTAGTAACGGCGCTACGATTCCTAACCACGCTACATAAGACAATCCAAATGCCGCAATCGGAAGAATAACAGTTTTTTCTAGCGGTGACCACAGATAATAGTGGTGTGTTGCTAGGTAATCAACTATACCCATCTTTTCACGGCCAGGGCCGTCCTTTGGAGCAACGGTATCTAACAGACCGGCCGAAACCGTAACTCGTCCTTCAATAGGCAATATACCGCCTATCGCACTTAGAATTACAATAACAAACTTGTTAGAACGGAACGTGTTCTTTATATATGCATAGGCTGGGGCGAACAGGTTATATTCCTTAGCTAGTCCAGCAGATATCATTATAAAGCCTATCATCCACAAATATTTGAATCCATTTGTGTATTGAAGGATTGTTTCCATCTTACTTTCTCCTTAAAAAAGCACTATAATTATAGTGCAGTTTATTTATAGAAGTCAACTAATGGTGTTAAAATTTATGTTAAACGCAATATTGATACGTTGTTTGTTGCTTAAATTGGTTTCTACTTCGTGAGGAACCCAGCTAGGCCATAGTACTAGTGTACGATTTTTTGGAGTGAATCTAAAATCTCTACTAAATGGTGCTGATGGATTTAAATCTTGTGTTAAATTACTTCCGTTGACTAATCTTAAATCGCCGGTATCTTCTGCTTGTATATAATAACATGCGGCAAAGACATCTCTTGTGTGATTATGCAGAACATTCTTACTGCCAGGATCATTAACATTAGTCCACATACCTAATTTAAATTTAGATCCGGGCTCAAAATTAGAATCTATTTCTTTATAGTAAGCTGATGCAGTTTCGGCTAAAGTACAAACTGCTTGGCAAAGCCAATCGACATCGTCCCACCACTTTGTACTACGCCAACAACCTCGATTTGTAAATTCGTCTGACGGCGTAGTTTTCTTTTCGGCGGCAATTTGTTTAACTAATGCATCAACTTGCTCGTCTGTTCCGATATTTTCTATAACAAATAAATCACTATGGTAAAGTGAGAATCTTTTTATCATACAAATTTAGGTCCTAATACCCACCCAACTAAACTTTTTCTTATGCCGCGTGTAACTGGTGTAACTTCATGTAGTAACCAGCTAGGAAATATGATCAGATCTCCTTTATTTTGTTGTATAGCCCA